TAAGCAAAGAGCTTCGGTATATAGTGAAGAAACCGCAATGTGGATTCTTCGTAATCGAGGCATGAAAGATTATAAGAGCTACATTGACTCATTCTCTGACCCAGAACCAGAGAGTAATATTCCTAAACTTCAGATATTTGATACTTGTCCTGTAATGGTTGAAGCTATTAAAGCATGTTCATATGATAAGAAGAATATTGAGGACATTGCTGAATTCGAAGGTGATGATCCAATTGACACACTTCGTTATCTCTGTGACACTGCTGAGAACTATCTTGAATCTGCCGAGGGTGAATTTAAGATTATTCAGAAGCGTGAACAGCTGGTAGCTAAGTTAAATGCAAGCAATGATTACACTGCATTCTATCGTAACATGAGAACATTAGAAGAGAATAAGATTAAACCAATCAGACTGTTCCATCGTAGGAGAGCCTAATGCCGACGACAGTGATTTCATTTGGACCACCTACTCTTATGGTGCAGAACATTGTTTATGCACTACCTTCTGCACGTGGTCTTTTATTTAGTGATACAGCAGGAACATTTGAACAGTCAGCTATCTTGGCTGGCCCATTCATTGCTACAGTAGCATTGGCTGGTGGACAGATAGAAGTAGCTGGTGGATTCATTCGTTGCACCACAGCTAGTCCTACTGTTACTCTCAAGAGGGCATAATGTTTAAGTGGCTGCATCATTTACTTAATCCTCATTGCCGAGATTGTCAGATAGAGGCAGAGGAAAAGAAAGTATGTCAATCTTGTCAAACATTAGCAGTGCAATTGTCAGTGGTTAATGCTGAGAAGCGACAGCTACTAGATACCATTATGACTTTAACTAGACCGGCTGAAACTCAACCTGCACCTCCACAGGTTAAAATGGAGAATACATCTTCAAGAATGTTATGGGGTGTAAGGAAGCAAATGCTAGAAGCTGAGGATAGAAAGAAGGCTGAGCTTCTAGCTGAACAAAGAAAGACTAAACAGACAGTAGCACAAACAACTTCTACAGTAATACCAACTAGTGCTGAAGATGAAGATAGAGCACGAAGTATTAATAACCTAGAAAAGGAATTAGGTATAGAGGAGAAAACAAGTGCTTAAACCATCAAACGGATTCTTCAAGAAGATGTTCAGCCCAGAGAAGATGGCTGAATCAATTAAGAAGAAGAAAAGTACTTCCAAGCCTTATTCTACCAAGAATGAAGGACCACTAAGTAAAGCAATTAATAAGAAAGCTGAATAATGAAAGTAGATAAGAAAGTAGAAGATTTACTTAAACAGGTCGCAGATCATTTCGACCGGGAGGATAGAGCTGTTCGTGAAAGACAGTTAAGAGATTGGAGACAGCTTAAATTACTCTGGGAGGGTTTCTCTAGAGTTTGGTATTCTGAAGTTGCTCATGATTGGAGAATCTGGGATGAGAGTGCGGTTGGTGCAGATGGCGACCAAGCATTTTACGACAAACCAATCAACATCTTTAGAGCTTATCTTGAAAGTATTATTGCCGCTCTCAGCATTACTGTTCCTGGGATTAAGTGTTTTCCAGATGATGCTGAAAATCCATTAGACATGACAACTGCTAAAGCAGGCGATAAGATCGCTTTGCTTATTAGCAGGCATAATAACGTATCACTTCTTTGGCTACATGCACTCTATATTATTTGCACAGAGGGATTGGTAGCTTGCTATTCATATCCTAAAGAAGACGAGAAATATGGTACTTATGAAGAGAATAAGTATGAAGAGCAAGAGGAAGAAGCATATGTGTGTCCCTCTTGTAATGCTAGATTAGCTGATGATGTACTAACGGCTAATCTTCAAGACGAGTTCCAGCCTGACGATGATAGTATTCCACTGCATGATGTAATCATTAATCAGGAAATGAGATTGTGTCCAGAGTGTGCAGCACTACTAGACCCTAACCTACAGAAGTCTAAACTGGTTGTGACCAGATTGGTTGGAACAACTAAGAAGGCTAAATCTAGAATCTGTATGGAATGTTATGGTGGCACTTATGTTAAGGTTCCTAATTATGCAATGAAACAAGCAGACATTCCATATCTAATGTTCTCTTATGAAACTCATTATTCAAACGTCATAGAAAGATATTCTGGATTAAAGGGAACTCTTTTTGCTGAGGGTAAAGTAGGAGCCTCGGCGGGAGGAATGTATGACCCATACGAACAATGGGCACGGTTGTCTACTCAGTATCGTGGTGAGTATCCTCTTAATAATGTTACTGTCCGTAATTGTTGGTTAAGACCATCTGCCTTTAACATTCTTAATGAAGAAGATACAAAACTCTTAAAGGAACATTATCCTGATGGAGCTAAGGTTGTATTGATTAATGATTGTTATGCTGATAGCTGTAATGAAAATCTAGATGATTGTTGGACTATTTTGTCAGACCCAATGTCTGATTATATTCATAAACGTCCAATGGGTTCTTTACTAGTAAACGTCCAGGAAATTACAAGTGATATTATCAGCCTTGCACTTCAGACTATTGAACATGGTATCTCACAGACATTTGCTGATCCTGGTGTTCTGAATTTTGACCAGTATGGACAAACAGAGGTAATACCAGGTGGCGTCTATCCTGCTGTTGCTAAATCAGGTAAAACTCTTAGCGAAGGCTTCTTTGAGACGAGGACTGCCACTCTCTCACAGGAAGTACTTCCGTTCTTCCAGCAAATTCAATCTCTCGGACAAACAGCTAGTGGCGCACTCCCTTCGTTGTTTGGTGGTCAAATCGAAGGCTCTAAGACAGCTTCGGAATATTCAATGAGTCGTGCTCAGGCATTGCAGAGATTGCAAAATGTTTGGAAGATGTTAACAAGCTGGTGGAAAGATATTTATGGTAAGGTCATTCCAATGTATATTAATGAGATTAAAGATGATGAGCGTTCTGTTGAACAAGATGAGAAAGGTAATTTCATTAATGTGTTTGTTAGAATGGCTGAACTTGAAGGTAAGATTGGTAGAATAGAACTTGAAGCAAACGAGAATTTACCAGTAACTTGGTCACAGCGTAAAGATACCTACATGAAGTTACTTGAAGCTCAGAATCCTTTGATTCTAGAAGCTCTTACTTCACCTGAGAACATTAAGAATCTTGCTGAAGCTATTGGCTTGGATGACTTCGTTGTTCCTGGTCAGGCTGATGTAGATAAGCAGCATGAAGAAATTAGGTTACTAATTAATTCAGAACCAATTCAAGAGCCACCTAATGATGAGCAGATGATGATGGCTATTGAGCAGGGTGAAGATCCGTCTCAGATTCCACCTGTTGACTTGCCATCTATAGACATTGATTATGATTTGGATAACCATCAGATTGAATCTGATATTTGTAGAAGTTATCTTGTCTCAGCTTCTGGTAGACTTCTAAAGACTGAGAATCCGGCTGGTTATCAGAATGTATTACTTCATATGAAAGCACATCTTGAAGCCATCAAGCAGAAGATGATGGAACAAGCTCAGATGCAAATGATGATGCAACCTCCTGGTGGGCCAGGAAAAGATCCAAGTAAACCAGAAGGTTCTAGCCAACCATTATCAGAGAATGCCAATGTCTCAACCTCCGAATAACTCAGATAACGTAGCTATTGAAGATAAGGCTCTTGATACTGAGTCTGTCATTGACTTGCTAGGTGAAGGCGATGATAAAGAACCAGAGACTCTTGAACTGGAAAAGCCTGTCAGTGGAGATAGCAAAGCAGAATCGGAAGAGAAGAAAGCTCCTACAGAAATTGAAGAGGAAGAGCTTTCTCTTGAAGAGAAGCTAGAGCTAGAGCTAAATGAAGAGCATGTAGATGAGGATACATTAGAGCTAGTTGATCTTCCTAGCCGCAAAGAAATCCTAGCTGCCTATCCTGATCTATTCAAAAAGTTTCCTGCCATTGAGAAATCAATGTATAGGGAGAAGGCTTATTCTGAGTTGCTACCTACAATTCAGGATGCCAAGATTGCTGTAAGTAAAGCTGAGCTTCTTGATAAGTATGATTCAGAATTTGCAGAAGGTTCAACTGAATCAATTCTAGCAGCTATTAAAGAAAGTGATAAGACGATATTTGCTAAGGTTGTTGATAACTATATGTCAAATCTGCTTAAGGTTGATCAACATGCATACTATCATACTATTGGTAATCTCATTAAACATACTATCATCTCAATGGTTAATGATGCAAAAGAACAAAATAATGAAGAACTATCGGATGCTGCTGCTGTTTTAAATGGCTACATCTTTGGAACTAATAAATTTACTTATCCGACTACCCTCTCTCAGGACGAAGTTACCGACAGCGGCAAGAAGCAAGACCAAGAAATTGATCAGAGAGAAACTGCTATAATTCAAAGGCAGTTTAATTCTGCTCAGGATGACCTTGGTGGTAGAGTTGATACCATCCTAAAGAATAGCATAGACAAGGCTATTGATCCTAATGAGTCCATGACTGGATACGTTAAGGAGATAGCTACTGGTAAAGTCCTTAAAGGATTGGAAGATCTAATTGCACGAGATACTAGATTTAGAAGTATCTATGATATGCTCTGGGAAAGAGCTTTCAATAATGATTTTGACAAAGAGTCTATGGACAGAATTAAAAAAGCCTACTTGTCCAAGGCCCAGACTCTTTTGCCGCTGCTTATTAAGAAAGAACGAAACGAAGCATTAAAAGGTACTAGAAGAGCAAGTGATGAGAAAGATAGAAAAGGACCGCTACCTGTTGGCAAAACAAGGTCATCCACGACCCTCACTAGTGGAAAGCCCAACAGTAGTAACGGAAGTAAATCTATTCCAAAGGGCATAAGCACTTTGGATTATCTAAATTCTGAAGACTAGCGAGGAAGATAAATGGCTGTTGTAGAAGCACAGGTAGCTGCTCTAGAACTAGAGCGTGTCATACCAAAAATTCGCACGTTGTTTGAGAGGGACGATAAGTTCTACGCAAACATCAAAAAGCGGGATGTTGAGAAAATCAGCAACCGTCAAATGCGAGTTCCTCTTGAGCTGAGGCCAGGAGGTTCGTTTCAGTATTTCAATCCTGATGGTGGAGACCTTGGTCGTGGTGGTGGTCCCACTTTTGATAAGGCTGTTCTCAATTGCGTCTTCGTAAGCGAGAACATCGAATATACCAAGCTGACTCAGTGGTCAACTGATGATGATAGAAAGTCTATCACCAATGGTGTTCGGCGACTTACTGCTACAGCATTGGATGAACTAAGGCGTCAGTTGGATTCCCAGCTTATGCAGGCTGGAGATGGTGTCATTGGTGTTGTTACCACTGACACTCCTGCTGGTGGCTCAAATGTTATTACTCTTACTACTGATGGTTTTGGTGCAAGGTTGATGAGATTTGGACAGACTGTTCAGGTCTTTGATACTACTCTTGCTACTCTTCGTGGTAGTGGTGTTATCACTGCTCTCGACGTGGAGAATAAGACCATTAGTATTACACCTCAGATTGCTGCTGTGGCACCTACCGATAAGATCGTTACAAATGGAATCACAACTCCTACTTCGCTTCCTGCGTTGTATGGTGTTCCTTACCATCATTCTAATGCTAGCACTGGCACATGGCTTGGTTTCTCGCGTGCTACCACGCCGGAAATTCGAGCAAATAGAGTGAATGCTGCTTCTGCTGCACTTACTCTTCCTTTGCCTCGTCTGGCAATGAATAAGATTGGTAATAGAGTTGGTCAAGATAATGACTTTGATCCGGTTGCTTGGATGCATCCGGCTCAAATTCAGGCTTATGAAGAGATTGGTCAGCTTTTGATGACCATTCCTAAGAGTGCAAAAGACGATTCATTGAATCTTTATTTCGGTGGTAAGCAGACATTGGCTGGAGCGTCAGTCGAGAAATCTTACAACTGGGATAAGACACGTATTGATTTCGTCGTTGATAGCGTCTGGGGCCGTGCAGAGATTCTGCCAATTGGCTTCTACAAGACGGACGGACGTAATATCTTCGAAATTCGTGGAGCTAGCGGTGGTGTTGCTACGGCTGAAATCTTCTACATGGTTGTAGGGATGCAGACGTTTGTTAATAATCCTGCTGCCTGCTCATATATTGATGCTCTAGCAGTTCCGGCGGGCTACTAACATGCCTGGAACAGCAACAGTTACCGGCACTATTGGTCCTGGAAGGGCAATAGCGGCACAGGTATATAATAACGTGTCCTCAATTAATCTTGTTACTAAAGATGAAATGCTTACTATTGAATATGATAACGGTATGGGCAGACAACTAGCCCAAATTGATGTTGGTGCCCAAACTACATGGACACTAACAGTTTCAGGTAATACTTATACTTTGACGGTTGCATAACTATGTCTGCTTTAGTTACAATCACTGGTAAGACTGGCGTCGGTCTGACAATGACTGCAAAATCATTTTCAGAAGTCAACGAAGCCACAATTGATTTCAATAAAAATATGATTACTCTAAATCGACCAGGTGAGCTTGTATCACCTATCGACATAGGAGCAGCTACTACGGTAACGGCTACAAAAGTCGGTAATGTATGGACTCTGACAATTAGTTAATAGGAATCTGGAGGTGGAAGGTGATTCCAGGCTTTCAAAGCAAAGTATCTGAAAGTAATGTTCCGTCTGCTACTACAATATCAGTTAAGACTGACTTGGTCAGGATAACTGGTTCTACTCAGATTGAAACAATTAATTCTCCTTTGCTGGGGAACTCAATTATTGTATATGTAGTTGCCGTAGATGGAGCTGTGGTTCTTGGAACTTCAGGTAATATCTTAGTAGGCCAGTCACTGGCACAAAATAGATTGTACACACTTATCTTTAGCAAAGCCACAAATAAGTGGTACATTCACGGAGTAGCATAAAATGGCTGACGTAGACTTTCAGCAACTGTCAACTGTGCAGAATGCTCAGATGCCGAAGCCAAGAACTATTGCTTCGGCTGCTACTATAGCACCAGATACTTGTCTCTCATTTATTTCAGGCACTGCCGCTGTTGTTAATATTACTCCACCTGTTAGTGGATTTCATATTCTATTTCTGTGGCCTTTGGCTGCATTTACTACCACAACTGCTGGCAACATCAGTGCAGCTTTGACTGCTGCTATTGGTGCTCCAGTTATTCTGTTCTACAATCCAGTTACTGGCAAATATCATCCAGCTGAAATTCCAGTAGCAGCATAATAACGTGGAAATCCACATCCATATTCCAAATATTACTAATGAAGATATTTCATGCAAACTTGATAAGATTCTTGAACAACTTGAGGTGATGATGGCAAAGGTAGATGAACTCAAAGCGGAGTTGGTAGCGGCAAATGAAGCTACCAATGAACTCGCTTCTGATATGGATGATTTGCTTTCCAGGTTGGAAGGTGGATTGTCTGCTGAAGAAGCTACTGCGGTACAGGCTCAGATTACCGAGCTGAAGACCAAGTTGCAGGCTGTTGCTGCGAAGCATACGCCTGGTTCCGTGACCTAACACAAAAGTCGCATACGTAGGTGTAGTTGGATCCATCTACGTATGCGCAAAAATTTCCAATGATTAAGTACAACTATTACAATTACGGCAGTTATAAATATGAGATAGTTATTTGTGTAACAGGGAATCACGTCATTCAGTTCTGGAATCGCACTTTTAATAGAATTCTATTTTCCACGACCGGAGAAGGATTTTATGGAAACCACTGAAAGTCTTGAATCTCTTAATCGCCAGTTGATTGATCATTTTGGTATTGATACCATTACTGGTCAGGCAATGTGGCGTATTGTTTGGAGTGAAGATCAGTTTGAGCATCGTTATGGTACATATACTGATTTCACTCCTTCTGGAATTTTCATAAGAGAAGTAACAGAGACACGTTACGTTCCAAAGTATAGACAGTGGATTAGAGAAAAGTATGTTCTTGAACGGCTAGTCATCATTCCTGAAGTTAGCATGTCTGAGTTACCTGCTACTAAAATATCATATGAACCTATATATCCATTTCAAACTGATTCTGGTGAGTATCTTCCTCCCAGAATTGATGCTTCTAAATTTGTTATTGATCTTATTCTTGCAATACAAGGCAAGACATCAATGGCAAAGTATAAAGATCCTCTTAGTGGGTTAACAACTGAACAACAAATCGAAATGAAAAATATAGAACTTGATAATCTTGAAAAAGAACTTTTCGGCAATGAGACACCTACTGGTGACGCAATGGCTCATGGAGAAGCTATTATTGTCCCCCGTAATTACGTGAAGGAGAGTTAGATGGAAGCTAATGGTATTGGTTGGGCTGTAAAGATGATGCAGAATGGTAGTAAAGTAACCCGTCCTGGATGGAATGGGAAGGGAATGTATCTTCAAATTCATAATCCTGAAAATCCACAATATCAATCATATGTAGAAATGTGGACGGCTGATAAGAAGTTTGTACCGTGGCTTTGTAGTCAGACAGATTTGCTTGCAATTGACTGGTTGCATTTTACAGGAGTCTAAGATGAGCGTGGTAGGACAGTTTCCTCTAATGTCTGACATAAAGCGTAGAACTATTCGAGCACCTGTGAATCCTCTGGATAGGTCTACCATCGTATCAATCCTTCCAAAATATATTGAAGAACGTAAGCATACCATTCAACCTGGTGTATTCGTTATTCAACCAGGAACCTTTGAGAATCCATCTATCTTGGTTGTAGAACCAAGTTCATGGTGGAAAGAAATTGACGAGAATCAGCCGCTACTAGAGATTTCTCATTCTTCTATTGTAGTAGCTGATAGCGTCGTTAAAGATTACTGTAATGGACTAATTGCCTGTGACATGGCTGATAATATGCCGGGACTATTCTTCGTTCCAGGATGTAAGATAAATATGAGGGGTGAGCCAGATACTAAGACTACTATTGATTGGATTAGAAGTGAATATAAAGATAAACTTGATACTGCTAATGCCAAACAAAGAAATTGGTATGCTTCATTAGTTAGGATGGCCGATTCTCTGTGGGCAGGAAGTAATGGTAATCCTCTATGTATTTCAAGTGATATGAAGATGGCTGCTCGCAGTCTAAATTTTACTAATAAAGAATGGCTAAAAGATTCTCAAGTTATGGAACTCGTGCGTTGTGTTGCCTGTGGTCATCTAAAGAATCCTGAATATCCAATTTGTTCTAACTGCAAGGCTATTTCTAATCCTGAGAAAGCAAAAGAACTCGGACTGGTATTTGCTCAGTGAGAAGATATACAGACCGTGGTGGTTGGTACGGTGATGTATCACTAGATGGTACTCGTGTATCTTTACATAGAGATTCTCATATTGTTGTAGGTTCTTTTGAATTTGATACTACTCGTATAGAACTACCTACTGGACAATTTGGTAAAGAAAATCTTGTCCAAATGGTAGCTTGTAAATTTAACGGGCAACTATTCATAGCAGGCCAGGGCCAGGTAGGAGATAAAGGTTCTGGTAATTGGTTATATGAAGATGGAAAATGGCGTGTCATTTCTCCCTCATTTGGTACTTTTGCTTGCTGTTTTGGAGATAGCACTTTATATCTTGTAGTTGGACCTAACCAGTATAGAATTTATAATTTAAAAACTAGACAGTTAACAAGTTCAATTAATAGACAGCTGGGAGCACAAGGTATAAGATATATAGATTTTAGCCAGTCATTTGATGGAATTGTAACAAGTGATAGTACATATGGTCCGGCACCATATAATTTAAGTCAGTGGATTTTACGTAGTGATATTGATGATGTGGTTTTAGGTCAGTCCTATGTAGATGGTGCTATTGCTAAAATCATAGCAACTAATACGAATGATTATAAAATAGAGCCAGGAGATTGCCAATTTCTTAGAATGTATCGTAATGTTAATAATTTAGCAGTATGTATTGTTAAAATGTTAGAAGTATCTACAGTATTCTACTGGATGACTGTAGAAGAATTACTCATAGATTTTCCTCCACTTTTTCCTGAGGTACCACCAATGGCCGACACACCTATTGCGCCAAATAAGTTATCTACAATAGAAAAGATGATACATGATCATCCTGAAATTGATACAATGGATGAAAATGAGAGAGGTAAGATATTAGATTATTCTGCTAAATTTGATAACCCTCCTAATGTAGATAGACCTTGGGGAAGAAAAGCTCGTAATGCTGATGGTAGTAATAAAAATGCAGATGGCTATTGTTTTTTAAGGCCAGATGGTAAATTTGAAATTTATGATGTAATTAATGGTACTAATGGTAAAGCTTCTTGGGATTTCTCAGGAGTAGTTAAGCAGGGTGAGAATGGCTGGTGGGCACCTGCTGAACCTGTAGATAATGTCCCTCCTAATCCAAATCCAAACCCAGATCCAGAATTGCCTCCTAATGTTCATCCTATTACTTATCCTCCTGGCTATGTTGGTCCAAGAGACTTATCTGATTGGATGGATAATGAATTTCCTCTAATCGTTAAAGCATTTCAGGATCGTCAAGGTCATGACCCTGATTATTCATGGGCTGCATTTCAAACTTGTAGACGCTATGGTGCAGGATTACCAGTAGGTGAGAATGCATGGCATCTTAAGGATATGATTAAACATGAGCAAAATGCTCCGGTAGGTGGTTAACATAATGGCTGAAGCAGAAAAAACTCCCAGTTCTACTAATTCTAGTGGAGCTATGGACAAAGATGATGTTATTTCATTTCTGGGAGATGATAGTGATGAAAAGGAAATTATTCCTCTAGAAGAAAAAGAGGATAGGAAAGAAAAGAAGGAAACTAAAAAATCAGAAGGATCTGATGAATCTAAAGAGCCTGAAAGTAGTGAAGTAAAGGAAATTGAAGAGGAGAAACTAGATGAAAAAAAGCTAGAACTCCTAACTCCAATCTCTAAAGATGAAGTTCTAAAGAAATATCCTAATCTATTCAAAGATTTTCCTGGACTTGAAACTACATATCACAGAGAACAAGCATTCACTGAACGATTCCCAACAATTAAAGATGCTGATAATGCTCTAAGAGATTCTGAAACTCTAGAGAAGTTTGAAGCAGATTTAATTGATGGTAATACTGAAAATATGCTTCAAGCTGCTAAAAATGGAGATCCTGAAGCATTTAATAGGATAGTAGATAATTATTTAACAGTTCTTGGAGAAGTTGACCAGAAAGCCTATTACCATGTAATTGGAAATACAATTAGATATACTATTATATCTATGCTTGAAGAAGCTAAATCAAGCTCTGATGATAAGCTAACTGAAGCGGCTCAAATCTTAAATTATTTTATATTTGGTTCATCCAAAATTGAAGCTCCTACTAGACTTACAACATCAAAAGTAAAAGATCCTGATAAAGTTAAACTAGCTAATGATAAAGAAGAATTTGCAAGAGGAAGACATAAAACTGTAAGTGATGAATTGAATACTAAAATTAATAAATCTATTAAAAATACAATTGATGCTCATATTGATCCGAAAAGTGATATGCGTGATTATGATAAACGTAATGCTACTCGCGATGTTAAAGAAGAATTGGACTCTTTAATTGCTAAAGATACTAGATTTAAGGTTGTTATGGATAAGTTATGGAAAGATGCATCTAAAAATAATTATAATAAAGAATCAATAGATAAGATTAAGTCTTTACATTTCTCCAAAGTTAAGTCTCTTCTTCCTGATATTATTAAAAAGGTTAGAAATGAAGCTCTTAGCGGCAAGAAACCAGAAGTTAAAGCTGAAACTAAGAAAGAAAAATCAAATAGTGAAAAACCGCGTTCTATCAGTTCTGATGCTAAAAAAGAAATTCCAAGAGGAATGACTACTCTTGATTTTCTAAATGCTGAGGAATAAAAATGGGATCACCTAACTTGTTAAGTGGAACAGTAATGGATGCCGCTGCCTCCTTACAGAATGACACTGCAAAAACAAGCTATACTTATGCTGCGCAAGTTCCATATCTCAACATGGCACTATTATCTCTCCAAGAGATATTTGAATTAAATGAGGTTCCAATAGTTGATACTGTATCTGCTGTAATGACAGTTCCTGCTGGAGTAGATTTTATTGGGTTTAGTCCTACACCTCCAGTAGTAGGAACTCCATATCTTCCATCTAATTTGATTGAACCACAAAAATTATGGGAACGTCCTAATGGTACAAATCCATATATTCCAATGACGAAAGTAGATGATCTCCCTAAAAACCTAGAGGGAATTCTACAAAGTCAATTCATTTGGTATACATGGCAATCACAAGAAATTCGATTTTTACCATCAGGTCAAATAAATCAAATTAAAATGGACTATATTCGTAATTTATTTGTTCCAATTACTCTTACTACTGGACTAGAGGAATTATATGTAATTAATGGACAATCCTATCTCCAGTTCCAGCTTGGAGGATTACTGGCTGAATTCATTGGAGAGAATACAACTAGGGCTAATAAGTTATATGGATTTGCAGATCTTGCAGTTAACAGAGCTTTGGGTATTGGAACTAAAGGTAGACAAGGAATTATAACTCGTCGTAGACCATTTAGAAGTTCATATAAGAGGCAATTAGCTGTGTGAATGGTATGTATAAATTAGGCGAGGCTGGAATTAAATTAATTAAGGAGTTTGAAGGATTAAAATTAGAGTCTTATCAAGATGATAAAGGAATATGGACTATTGGATATGGAACTACTAGATTGAACGGCAGTCCTGTGACTAAAGGAATGCAAATTAATTCTATTGTTGCTGTTGCTTTATTCAGAGGTGATTGTGGAGACCGATTATTATTTTTAGATAGCTGTATGATAACTAACCTAAATCAAAATCAAGTAGATTCTTTAGTCTCACTAAGTTATAATATAGGAAAGAGTGGTTTTTTTGACTCCACCCTTCGTAAGATAATTAATAGTAGACAAACAGTAACCGAAGACTTATTTACTAGATGGAATAAAATTAGAATTAATGGTGAATTAGTTGTATCAGATGGGTTAATAAGACGGCGTAAAGCTGAATACAAATTGTTCATGAGTCAAAATGGCCTATAGAGATCATGAGCCAGTTGTAATAGACCAGTTCAATGGTCTATATGATCGTGGGGACGTAGAAGATGTTCCTATGGATCATTTTACTGGATGTAATAATATTAGATTTCCCGGAGAGAAATCTTTCTCAACTAGATATGGAATTGGAATAAGTCAAGAGGTAGCAGTTCCGTTATCAAATGTTAAGAGAATTTATAATTACCCAATGAATACGGGTAATACATTAATTGTCTTAACAGTTGATCCTGTTACTGGCGAAGGTAAAGTATATCATGTTGTATCGAGAATATTAACATATGGTCCAATACTAACTATAGATGGAATGGAGGATATAGCATTTCAAGCGTATGGAGGACGAGCATATATATCTCCATTTAGTACTTTAGGTGAATTTACAACTAATCCTCAATCTTCTCTATCTTTAGTTCTTGATGCTGGAGCAGGAGTAACTGCTGGATTGCATAAGTATGCTTATACTTTCGTAACTTCTACTGGTGAAACTTCACCTTCTGCTTTAGCGTCTACTACAACAGTTGCTACATTAGCTAATCCATTAGCTATACCAATTATAACTCAAGGAATAACTGCTCCATTCAACTCATTGGTGAATGGTGGAGTCTATAAGTGGTTATTTACTTATTCTAGGGATGGCATTACTGAAACACTTGCTGGAACTCCATCAGCTCCATATACGAATGATAGTACTAAATTTGTCCTACTACAATCCGATATTGCATTTCCAGCTGAAGTAACACATATTGGAATTTATCGAACAGTAGCTGGAGGTTCTACCTACTATAGGGTTGGGATGCCATTTACTCCTGGTAATACTTTACTTCCAGTTGCAGGTGTTCCAACTGTAGCATCGGGTAATTTCATAAATATAGGTTATCCGGATGACGGATCAGTAATTTCTAATCCACAAGCTCCAGTATCAAACAATACTCAATTTCAACAGGTTAAAGTAAATAATATCGGTATTGGTCCAGCTCCAACTACAGGTCGTAACGTATACCGAACTGAGGCTGGACTAGATCAATTGAAACTATTAACTGTTATAGCAGATAATACAGATACAAATTTCCAAGACAATATAGCTGATGGTGCGTTAGGTGCTAACGCTCCTACAGTCAATACTGCAACAGTAACTGGATCTAATCTAGTTCAAAAAGGACTAGATAATGAATTTGTTTATGTATATTTTGGAGATGGAGTAGCTGCTCGAAAAGCTGCCGGTTCTCCTTTAGTTGGAAATATGACTATCGCTCATGGAGCGGCTGGACATACAGATGCAGGAGTTCATATATTTGGAATTGTAGCTGAGACTACATCTGGATACCTAACTCCACCTGGAGCACTAGAACAGTTTACTACAGCAGCATTGAATAGTGTATCATTTGGAAATGTTCCTACTGGTGGATCTACTATAGCTAAAAGACATTTAGTAGCAACTAGAAGAATTACTGGATTTAATGGTAATTTACAGGGATATACATTTTATTTTGTTCCAAATGCAACTATTGAAAATAATACAGATACATTCTTAAACAATATCTCATTTTATGATGCTGATTTGTTAGATGATGCTTCACATCTCCTCGACAATTATTCTGAGATTCCAGCCGGAGCTGTATTATCGACTTATAGAGATAGACTGTTAGTTGGTGCAACATTTGATAATATATCTATAATTCTTGTATCTGAATCTGGTGAACCGGAAGCAATTAGTCAGATTGATGGAATCTTAACTGTTCCTCCTGATGGATATGCAATTACAAATGCTCAGGAATTAAGAGATATATTATATGTAACTAAATTGAGTAGGACTGATTCTTTTAATGATAATGGAGATATTCCATCCTCATGGGCTAGAGTTGGAATTGATGATGCACTGGGAACTGGAGTTCATGGTATAGCTAATGTTCTTAACAAAGGTGCAGCATCAATTGACTTTTTAATTATTGCTACATACCAAGGTATATCTATTTTCAATGGGAGATATATTACACCAGAGTTAAGTTTCAAGATTGAGCATTATTGGCAAGGTTTGAATCGTACATTATGGCATCAAATTCAAGTAATGAATGCTACAATTCAAAAAGAATTGTATGTGGTTCTTCCAAATCGTTCTTTACTAGTTGGTAATTATTCAAATGGATTTGATCCCAGAAAGATTCGATGGGCACCACAAACATTCCCAATGGGAATTAACTGTCTAGCAATCACTAACATAGATCAAATCATCATAGGGGCAGACATTTTCTAATGGGAACTCTAACCATTCTTCCACCAACTAATATATTCTCATTAAGTCCGGATACACGTTCGCCTGATGGAAGTGCTCAAGGATGGTGGAATCCAACTACACTTGGTAGTACAGATGTAGATATTATAAGTGGATTAACTGATGGATTAATCTTTATCTGTAATGATTTGCCTCCTGTAACTGAAGTTGTTATACTATTGAATTGGGATCTCACCACTCCTGTATTCTCATTAGATGGAGGACCATTAACTAGTTATAACGATTTACCATCTGGAATGGTACTGAATGGAACTATAACGTGGACTGCTGAGTGGAATAATGGCCCCTCTGGTCCATACTTAGCTAGATTTAGAAATTCAGAAATTACTCAGGGAATAGCTGTCCAATTTCTTTTTGTTGATTTATTTACTCCCGGATTACCACTCGTATCTTCTGATCCAACTGTTTTCATAGGAAAGTCTGAATTTATACTTGGTACTTTTAGATTAGAATTAGCAGGGCCGACTAGTACACCTCTAGGTGGATTAATTGTATTAGGATCTGGAGGATTGCTTCCTTTTGTATTAACTGGATTATTTGAAACCTATTCTCAACAATGGGAAATCTTCTTACCTGCTGGTGAACCAGCTCATCCAGGAGATCAACTGCATATTATAGTTCCTGAACCTATAGATCCTGGAGATCATGATTTAATTAATGTTGACCAGATTAAATTTACTATTCCATGTACAGACGATATTATCCGAACTTTATACATAAACAAAGATGGAACATTTACTATAATTCAAACAGACTGTAGTGGTAACAATGAAGAAACGATATTAATATTGCCTAGTTCTCCATTTGTAATTACTTGGACACTAACATTAATTATAATCATTATTCCATGGGGATTTGGAGATTATGAGGGTGACGTAGATGTAGCACCTCATGTTAATCCTCCTACTCCATTTCCACCTACTGAATTTTCTGGTGATGTACCACTTGAACCTGTAGAAATTGAATTTGCTGATACAACTGGTATTTATAGAATTACTCCTGGTAAGACTAATGA